AGGACTTATTCTTTGTCTATATTACTGTCAAAGGTACAATGGCACCTGATACTCCATGTGGGTATGACAGATATTATGATTTAGGAATAGCTGTCAATATGCATAACCTTTATAAGTCACTGATGGGTGGCATCAGACAGGTAGAGGAGACTTGCAATATTCCCAAGCAGCTTATAGACAAATACCTTCAACTGAAGGCTTTTACTACTTCCTTAAAGACAGGGAACTATACTTTGGCAATAAAGTATTGGAACAAGTTCTTTAGGAACTGTGTGATAATAGATGATACAAGTACTAAATGTGAGTGTTCATTATGGATAACTTAAGTAATGTATTGGAAAGGGCATTAACTACATACTTCAATGTACTTTCAAGTACAGGATATGTGTGTTATAATGATGTCAATAAGTTACTGCTTTTGTCCTTGATAGAAGAGTTTACTAGCGGTCCAATGTCTGCCTTTATAGATGATAAGGACTACAATAGCATGAATAATGCCCTATATTGTATATTTGGTACTTCATGCCTGATACCATATCCTCCTACTGAGGAAAGCTCTGCTGTGTATGGTGAAGAGGAATCTATCAGAATATCTGAGGATGGCATGATAAGATTCACACAAGATAACAAACCTAGAACTCCTACTATATAAGTTATATATTTGCTTACTGCAAAAGATTCAATTAAAACTATTGCAATATTGATTATAAATATCTATATTTGCAATAGTTTTTTATTTATTAATAAGCATGCATATATAGTTATGACATACAGAGAATTAGTTTATTTATGTCTGGATGAGGTAAAGAGTATATCAGATGACTCTACTTTCAATGAGAATCATATTATACTTTTGGCAGATAAGTATAGGGCATTCCTTATAAAGCAAAGATATTCTGATGTTAAGAAGCATATACCTGAAAGCAACTATCAGACTATATGTCTGGATTTGACCAAATCAGTATCTCCTTCTGATTCATGTGGCAGAACCTATCTTATGAGTAAGGAAGAGGTACCTAATATATTAAGTGTCAGTAATACCAGAGTATATCCTATTGATTTCTATCAGGATAGTATAACCTTCATAAGCAGGGATAGGATGAGATATGTAGGATATGACAAATATCTACAGAACATAATATATTGCTCTCTTGCTCCGGATAACCACTTGTATTTAATCTCTATGAATCCCCAATTCCTTTACCTCTCCAAGATAAAGGTAACTGCTATATTTGAAGATGCCAGCATAGCCTCTGAATTGGAATGTGGAGACAATAAGGAGTGTGATGTGCTTGATAGGAAATTTCCTATTGAGGAGAGCCTTGTTACTCCCCTTGTAAGTCTTATAGTAGGAGAGGTGCTGGGTGCTAAATACAGACCTGATGATAATAAGAACAATGCTAAGGATGATTCATCTGATGTTTCAGTAAAGCAGTAACCTATGAGTGATTGTCAAGAAGAGTATAAGAAATGGAAGGAGTTTAGGACATCAGTGTGCCACTTGAATGAACATAGAACACATAAGGTATCAAGTTCCTTGGGTGTATATGATGCCTATAAGTATATAAGGAAAAACAAGTGGTTTGACATAGGCAGGCCATTGACTGAGCATGAGTTTTACAGCATTATAAGAAGGGTCAACAACTATCTGGCTGAAAAGCTGCTTAAAGGACATGATATTAGTCTTCCTCATAGGATGGGAAGACTGGAGCTGAGAAAATATGATGCCAAAATCTACCTTAAAGATAATAAGGTTGTCACCAACTTGCCAATAGACTGGGATAAGACATTAAGGTTATGGTATGAAGACAAGGAATCTTATGATAATAGGACTTTAGTTAGAATGGAGGAGAAAGAGGTATTTAAAATCCATTATAATAGAAGTAAGGCAAACTATAATAACCAAACCTTTTATGAGTTCAATCCCAATAGAGAATTAAGGAAAGAATTGAAGAAGAGGATAAAAGATGGTAAGCTTGATGCCTTCAAGTATTAAACTAAAGGATTGTAGAAATTTAATTGAGATGGATAAATGATTAATAATATTCAATATACTAACATCAGACAGATACTGGATAGACTGAAAAGGCATCCTCTATTGCAGAACCTTACACTTGAACAAGTGGTATCCCACCTAGTTACATTTATTGGGATATTTGGAATGCCAGAGTTATATTTAAATAAGGAGAGTGTACTGCATATAGAAGAGTTTAGGGCCATATTGCCCTGTGACCTTGTATCCATAAATCAGGTGAAGGAGTGTAAGACTGGGATATGTTTAAGGAGTATGACAGATAATTTCATGCCTAGAGAACATCGTGATAAGTATGAAGGACATAAAAGACCGCAAGAGTTTGCCTTTAAGACACAAGGCAGAGTAATATATACTTCCTTCAAGTCAGGAGATATAATAGTCTCATATAAGTCTGTTCCAATAGATGAGGATGGGTTTCCATTGCTCATAGACAATCCTGTGTTTATGAGAACACTTGAGCTATATATTAAGATGGAAGAGTTCACTACTTTGTTTGATATGGGAAAGATTTCTCCTGCTGTATTACAGAACACCCAACAACAATATGCTTGGTCAGCAGGACAATTACAGAGTGAATTTACTATACCATCACAATCTGAAATGGAATCAATAAGCAGAATGTGGAATACTCTTATTCAAAGGACAAGTGAGTTTGATAATGGATTCTCTTCTCTTGGCAATAAAGAGTATATAAAATTGCAATAGTATGATAAAGAAATCTACATGGCAGATAAAAGGTATGCAGAGGGACTTGTCTGTAAGCAAATTCTCTTCTGAGTATGCTTATGAGAACAAGAATATAAGGATAATGTCTACCGATGATAATACCCTGCTCAGCATAGTAAATGAGAAGGGTACTAAAGAGGTATCAAACATAGAAGGTATAGACTCTATAAAGGGATTACCTATAGGACAAGCTACAATTAATGGTTATCTAGTACTGTTCACTACAGACCAAGACAATGGAAAAGATTACATATATAAGATATGGTTTGACAAGGACAGCTTGCATGGAGTAATATTATATGATAGTAACAAAGGTAATCTTAACTTTAATCCTCTATATCCTATAGAGACATTGTCATTCTATGAAGATGATAACATACAGAAAGTATATTGGACTGATGGATTAAACCAGCCCAGAGTTATCAATATTACTTCTATAGAAGATTACACACCCAATTCTTTTGACTTTGTTATGAGTTTGAATCCCGGTTCAACTGTTAACATAACCAATATAGAAAAAGGGTATAGTGGGATATTCCCGTCAGGGGTAATACAATATTGTGTTACAGTCTATACCAAGAATGCTCAGGAGTCCAATATACTGGCTATATCTCCTCTATATTACATAACAAAGTATGATAATGGAGGTAGTCCTGAGGATTCTTTATCTGTGAGTTTTAATGTAACAGTGTCTGTTAAAGATGTTGCATGTGAGTATGTCAGATTATATTCAATACTGAGAACTACACAAGATTCAACTCCCATTGTCAAAAGAGTTCAAGATATAAAGTTATCTTCCTCTACTCAAACAATCAGTTTTACAGATACTGGTAATATTGGAGAGAGTATTGACCCTACTGAATTATTATACTTGGGAGGAGAAGACATATCTTGTGGTACAATGTGCCAAAAGGACAATACATTATTCTTAGGAAATATCAATTTTAATAGAATTGAGCCTGATAGCTCTATTAGAG